TCCTTCAGTGATAACGACTCGTTTTCCAGTGGCGGGAAACAAATGTTGTCCAAAGAGACAGGTAGCTGGTTGTCCTTCATAGCGGAAGTCTTTGTCCTTAGTTTTGATCTTACATCCAATCAGGATGCCAGACTCATCATAGTAGTGGAATCGTAGTACGTCACCATCTTTGTAGATCTTGTAGTGTTGACATACTTTCTCTGAGATGTTCCGCTTATTCAGTCGTGTGGCGGAACCTTTGAGCTGTACATTGGTGGACATTTTATGAGTGTGAACAACTTCTTCGGTGTGACCGTAGCTATTGCAAGCAAAGCAAAAAGTATGCCCATCAGAATACAATGAGTTTGCATCTGATGAGCCACACGTATCACACGGCAAGTGCCTGACGAACTCGCTTTCGGATGTCTGCGTAGGTTCGTGCTTGTGCATCGTGATAATCAAACCAGGAATCAATTGCTCGGTAGAACCCTTCAATCAATGCATCAGCTGTAGCAGGGTTCTCTGCATCTACATCTGCTAGGAAGTCACTGAATTGTTCAGCGTAAAAGTCAGCTGTGCCGTATTCTAGGTAAGCCATTCGATTGGGATGGAGTGGAATGCACACCAAGGAAAGCCGTGTTTCTCAGCCCACTTGGCGTAGGTGGTTTTAGATCCTTTGTAGATCTTGTTAAAGGGAGTTTGAAAGACGAACCGAATATCTAATTCGGGATTTGCTTTCTTCACTGCTTTCATCTTCCTTCGGTCTTCCTCGCTGAGGTGACCCTTGGTCTCTAGAAAGACACCATTCGGTAAAAGAAAGTCGGGTGTGTAGTTGCATTCGAGAATGTAAGGAACTTTCGTAGACTCGTATTCGTACTTTACTCCCAGTTCAAGAAGAAGGTCAGATACCTTCTCCTCAAGACCGGAGCGGAATTTCATCAGAAGTCGTCGTCTTCAGGTGCGTCATTGATGGTTACGTTAGGCTCAGACGCTTTGAAACCTTTTGTTTGACCAAAGAGAGCTGCCACTTCAGTTTCATCAAGGTCGCCTGTGTCAACACCAGCAGAGGAGCCAACAGAGACCACCTGGATGCCGACAAGCTTGAGACTTGTACCGTAGGTGACACCATCACGGAGGATGTAAGGCTTCTGCCTGAAGGCAAGCTTAACACGACTCCCACTATAGAGTGGTGTGTTCTCGTCAGTGATGACTGTCCCTTCAGTATCCACCACGGGCGGCTTAGTCTCTTCATTCCAACTGAACTTAACTTTGTATTGACCATCAGACACCTCTTCCCAAGGCTCAGGCTTCAGTGTAGCACGCTTAGGATTCTTCAGTTTAGATTGCGCCCACTTGATGGAGTCTTCACGATCTTCTTCAAGCTTCTCAACAAGATCCTTATCGACAAGGGCAGACAAGGAATAACCGAACTTACTCGGCTTCAGTACAGCTTGATAACCTTCAAGGACAACAGGCTGTTGGGTAACGTGGATGGATTGTGCCATTAACAGAAAAAGTAGGTTGATTCGATAACGGATTCCGGTTCAAGGTCTCCAACTATCGGTGGTTCGGTCTCCGCACCTATGTGTGATGCGAAGTCCCGTAGGTAGTCATGCTCTGCAAAGAGATGCATGTAGGTTTCTCGTACAATAGAGGACAATGTAGACATGTCCGTTGCACGACAAAGCACAGAATCATGGATAAGAGCAATGGGTGCGTCAAAGCGTAAGACACTCAAGTGTAACAAGCTAGCATCTAAACTGTGGATGAGGTTAGGCGCTGTTGCGTTCTTGTGGTGGTTGAGATCAACCTCATCAGAATCATCAACTGCCACGTTCATCTTACAACGACCCAGTAACTGTAACTGAAGAGTTACCAGTAGCTTCTTGTTTAACTTTTGATGAACAACAAACCCAGATGGTGTTGTCCACTCAAGAAACTCTTTACCAGCTTTAATTGCATTAGCAACTTCTTGCTCAATCCAACTCATTACAGCCATAGGACCAGGTACGACAACATCCATGGCATTGCGTACCGCCTTAACTGTTTTAGTTAGGTCATCCTTACTAATCTCTACACCCTTTTCAGCTAGTGCGTCTCTGATGTACCCACGATTAGAGAAAGGTTTAGCATTGTAAGGAACGGTCATAACGACCCTTTTGACAGTTTTTCTATCCATGTAGGGTTGGATAGACTCAGGACAATGAGGAGTAGCTTCTTCAGCAACTACCTTGTATGCATCCTGTGGCTTATCACCAGGCAGGACATTCACAAGACGTGCTGTAGACTTATCCCTAGCTAATCCTGCAAGGATTTGTAGACCTGAACAGGTTGCATCAGTAGCTACCATAAGACGTGTGAACTGCCTATCAGCAGCTACGACACAATGATAGTACTCTTCAGCAGCAGCTAGGAATTGCCAAGGCTCTTCGACACCCTCCCATAAAGGTAAATTACCAATGGGATCTGTCGCTATGAGTGTGAACAATTCATGGTTATTCCTTGCCCATTCTAGTCGCTCAGTCATCGGTGCTTTATCAAGACCGAATGTAGTAGCTACTTGAAAGGCTAACCATTCCTCAGCTTCAGGAGTTACATAAGACCCATCAGCAAAGATTAATAGACTTTTTCCAAAGTCTGTATCTTGTGGAGTAAGGAAGGCAGGAATAGGATAAGCTCTTCCTCTATAGTCAAACGACCACGGAATGAAGAACTTAGGTACGTCCTTGAATCTATTCACTGCCTCCATAGTCATCCGAGTACGACAAGATTTCTTGAACTCTTGTGCATTCAGATTCATAGTCTCCGCCGCTGCTCTTCGATACGCTAAACGAGACTCTTTGTTCTCTGCAATATCTACTGGCTTTGGTGGTAACTCATGGTTCACGATAGGGAGAAATTTACCAACAGCTCGTTTCAATCTATCTAGTTCTTCCGCTACCTCCACAATGAATGGATTAAGAGTGAAGGCAACCTTCTGAATCTTGTTCAGAAAGTTGATTGGTGTTTCTCCCTGTATACGGGTGTTATCGCCCCTGCGTACCATGTCATGACCACGCATCACCTCATTGAGGATGTAGCCACCCGCTCTTTCGTTTGTCCAATCGTTAGGCTCAATCAACATTGGCCAAGCAAGAGGAGCAAACAGCTCAGCATCCTTCATCACCTGATCTTTAATCGAGATAAATTCAGGTGTAGGTACAACATACGTAACAGTACGTTTACCCTCTCTACGTAGGTTCTTATCAAACCAACCTGAAGACTCAATGATACAATCAAGTAACCACGCGCCTAACCTAATACGATTAGCCCTGCCCCATGGTTGCCACTGTTGGATATCACTACGATTCATCAGTGTTTGAATCACTGTGAGTCGTTGTTCAGTACCGCATGACTTATGCCAGTAGTTCTTCTTCAGTGTCTCCAATAGACCAGGTGCGCACCGTTCATAGTAACGCATCTGACACTCAGCCTCAACAGCTGAACCAATGCCATCACATACTGATTGCACTTGATCACTACCTTCCTTGTAACTGAATACTTTGTCGAAGGTAAGTTTGAGTGCAATAGCAGCAGCAGCTAAAGGTTCAAGCTGACTGATGTATTGAGCTATGTCTTTGAATGCAACACCATTCTTTCCTTCATGGATACGTTTGTTTGTATCCTCCAATCTCTTGACAAGAATAGGAAGGAGAATGTCAATAGACGCAATGCCGTACACAGTAGCTGATGCATAGCTCTTCTGCTGTAGTGCGTCCGTGTTATCCCTTAATCGCTTGAGTCCTTGACGTATTTGATCACGCTCAAGCTGCACCTGTTCATCAATCTGAGCAGGTGTAGGCATCAGTTATCCTCCACATTGATGGGAAACTCTACCTCATCAAGGCATACGCAATCAGCAAGCTCAGGATACTGCTCACTGAACTCTTCGTTGAACTGTTCAATGGTAATGATGCTCATTCAAAATCTCCGGTAGGTGGAATCAGAAGGTGAATAGACTCGTGATCGCAGACAACAAACTCTCTATCTGCACTATCCATTAGCTCGCTAACCTTACGTTGAGCAGCTGCACGTTGCCGATACACATGCTCGCTTACCTTACGTGTCTCAGGGTCAGTAACGCGGATGATACAAACAACAGACGATGGTAGCTCCCAACCTGCTACCTTCCAAGACATTACCTCTTCAAAGGTGTGCTGCTCAAACAACTCATCGGGTGCGTCCTTGTACTCTTGCCAGTTGTTGTCAAAGTACTTCTTCTTACCACTCATCAGTTTGCCTCACATTTAACAGTTGATCATTGCGTTCACGGGACAACTCTAAAGCATTCCATGCGGCTTGCTCAGAGTCGGGTGCTAGTAAATACCAAACACCTGAACGAAGGGTGATCTCGTATTCACGAAGACCTTTGTAAGTTGTGTACATAATTAGTCGTATTTGCTGATGATTTCTACAACATAAAGACCCTCAGTATAGCCTAATTCAAACTGACTCCAGGCAACATACTCAGCCTCATCTTTGTCACGGAAGTAATCAACAACCTCATCTCCTTGGAGAACTGCGAACATTTGTCGTTAAGTGAATGGATAAAGAGACCGAATGTGTAGCCACAAGTATACACAGCAGCGATACTTGCAGCCACTATGAGTGTGAAAAACTGTAGGTATTGTCCTACTAATGTATCACTAGGGAGTTTCATCGAAGGTAAAGTAAGTGTCAATCAATAACCAAATCTCACGAGTTACATGATGAGTTACCTCATCTACGTCCTCGATGTTGACACGATCACTGTTCATAAGAGCAGTACGAGTACCACTCTCGATTGCGTCATTGAGAATAGGAAAGATGTTAGGCTTCATTTGATACGTTGTTCGTAACGTGAGACAGCAGAGTTAGCACGACTATACACTGCAAGCGTAGCAAGTAAGCCAATGCTACCAATGATAGCAAGAATGATGTTAGTTTCAGTCATTAGTAGTGTGCTCCAATGCTAGCGTTGCAAAGTCATCTTTGAATCCGTACACCTTATGCACCTCTGCATTAGACATACACTCAAGTACGTCCTTGTTCATTAATGCAAGGTTGAGTAGTTTGAGCACAGGTCTGAACTCATCAACGTATACGTCTACCTTTACGGCAGTGTCGTGTGTGTAAGCGTCAGTCATCAGATTAACTCCAGTTGTTTAAACTTAAGATGATCACAGCATGAATCATCATCATCATGCAAATCAATCATATCAGTGTCTACATGGGACACAAGTTTATCAAATAGAAAGTTAACAAACTCTCTATTCTCTTGGCTAATCATTTCCAATTCTCCTTACATGTAGTGGACAGGTAGTAGTAAGCACGTCCGTGCTCAGCTACTTGATACTCACGCAGCATAGCATACGCTTCGCTACGAGTAGGGTACTCATCACAGGTCTCATCATAGCGTCCCTGTTGACGGTTAATGTAGTAGGTCATTCAGTTCTCATTGATAGGGTAAACATCAAACACACGTTCAGGGTACATTGCCTTGCAATCACCCATCACCCATGCCTCATCAAATGAGTCGGCATGTACATACTCAGTGGCACACACAGGTGTGTTGTAACCACGGTTATAGTTAACTTGGTAAAGCATAATGATTAAACAAACGACATTGAAGGGAGAACTTGTACACCTACTGCATCCTGACTGAATGCATTCTTGTAAGCGTTAGCTACGTCATTGATCTTGTCTGCACATGCAGTGCATACTGTCACAAGTAACGTAGGCTCATGCTCACCTTTCCATACACCTTGAACGTGTTGTATTGTGTAACCCTCGAAGGCTACATCTAACACACCCTCAATGAATGCCTGAAGGTTGAGATCATTAACGTAACCACCGTTAGGTATGTTACGACCAAAGAATAACTGGTAAGTTTGCATAACACAAAGTAAACAACAATGTGTAGCACTGAAGGCTACAGAAAAGGATCAGTTACGATCCCTAAGTGTAGACATCAGGCAGCCAATGCTTCGGCTTCCATCTCATTAACAGTGTGTTGTGCATAACACCATGCCTCAACAACTGCCCAGACAAGATCATTCTTCAGTGAACGGATAGTTGAACCAGAGTCTACGAAATCAACCATAGACATACCGCAATCGTTGAGGTAATCATAGATCTCATCCTCATACTCATCGAAGAACTTCTCATTCTCAGAGTAATAGATAAACCCAGAGACACCACCAGAGCAGCCATACATAGCCACGTCTTTGATCTCATCTGCATCAGTGAAGCGTGCAGTCAATGCATCATGCATCGTCATGTTTGTGTAAAGCGAATGTACAAGTAGCTGTGTGTAAGCTACAGAAACCCATCACATGTATGATGGGAGAGTGTAACTAACTAGCTAGCAATCAGCCGTGCTGAAGTGCATTCTCGTAGACACGAGTTGCATTCACAAGGTTGTTGTTAACCCAGAACCCAAGCGACATGTTGGGTTGTGCAAGCAGGTTAAGGATAGCACGACGAGACACATTGATGTAGCTGTATGCATACCCATTCTTGAAATCGACACAAGCAGTGCCACGAATAGGATCAACAAGCAGACAACGAATGGCAGAA